ATCGGTGTATTCGGTGGAAGATTTCAACCATTTCATTCAGGACACTTAGCTACATATAAATGGATGAAGTCAAACTTTGATGAGGTTTACATAACAACTTCTGATATAAAACAACCACCTCGCCATCCTATGGACTTTAAAGAAAAGGCTTCCCATATGATTAAGATGGGTATTCCAAAGAATCGTATTGTTAAAGAAAAGATGCCATACGTTCCAAAAAACTTATTGAAAAAATTTAATAAAGATGATACAGCAGTTGTTTTTGCTTTTGGTGATAAAGATGCTGGTCGTCTAAAGGGTGGTAAAAAGAAAGATGGTAGTAAGTCATATTATCAAGATTATAGAAAGAATAAAAATGATATAAAAGGTTATGAAGAGCACGGGTATTTTGTTCAAGCACCAAAATCAGGCAACCTCAGCGGCACTAAAATGAGGCAGATGTTGGGAAATCCAAAAATTGATGACATTGAAAGGCAAAAGTTATTCAAAAAAGCATTTGGATATTATGATAAAGCTGTGTATACTATGATGACCAATAGCTTTAGAAAGTTATTTGAAACATACACATTAACAGGCGAACTAATAGAAGAATTTCTATTAGAAGCTTCAGCTACACCTGCTGGAAATTTAGATGATGGTCCTTCTACTTACTATCAGAGCTTAGACGCATATAAAAAAGATTCAAAAGCTTGGCTAGACTCACTTTACTCAGAAGCTGGCTGGGAGGTTATAGATTATATGTTTGATGAAAAGTCTGTAAAGCCCGAAAATAATATTGCTAAGGCCGGTGATATTCATAAGAGAAGAGATGTTGGACAAAAACACTATGCATCAGTTCCACTTACTTATTTAGACCATGGACAAGCAAAAGGTTCTACTAAAGCATTAAATAGTTACAAAAAGTGGATTTCTGATGTGGTTAAACCTTTAGGATGGGAAATCGTGAATTGGATGGGAACAGAAGCAGCGTTGGATAATATAATAGGTTCTTTATTCGCAGCTGGTGCTGATGGAGATTCATACGATGTAGATTTATTTGAACACATAAATTCAAAAAATATGTTAACACAAAAAAATAAAGGAAAGGAGTTACTGCTTATGGGCGGTGCATACGGACATTTAAGTCATCCGTTTGATGATAAAAATCTTACATTTTCAGATTTTAAAACACTAATTATTAATACGCTACAAGGTAACCTTAGTAGTGAAGGCGCAGTTACAGAAAAAACAGATGGACAAAATATTATGATAAGTTGGAAGAATAATAAGCTTCTAGCTGCTCGTAATAAAGGACACATTAAAAACTTTGGCGCAGGTGCATTGGATATTAATGGAATAAAAAATATGTTTGCAGGTAGAGGTGATATAGAAAAAGCTTTCGTATCTGCTATGTTTGATTTACAAACAGCACTTAAAGGATTAAGTAAAAAGCAAAAGGATAAGATATTTGCAGAAGGTAGAAAATTTATGTCGTTAGAGGTTATGTATCCAAAGACTACAAATGTGATACCATATGATAAAGCACTATTACAGTTTCATGGAACAATAGAATATGATGCAGCTGGAACGCCGCAAGGAGAGGATAGAGGAAGTGCTAGAATGCTAGCTGGTATGATAAAACAGATTAATCAAAATATTCAAAAGACATATAGTATAACACAACCATTTGTTGCTAATCTACCAAAAGTAAAAGACTTCTCACAAAGACAAAGTTACTTTTTAGGTAAGTTAAACAAATTAAAAAAAGAATTTGATTTAAAAGATACAGACACATTATCAGATTATCATCAGGCATATTGGTATGAGTATATATTTAATGGTGGAAAACAAACAGATAATCCTAATGTAACAAATAATGTTATGGCTGGTCTTTTGAAAAGGTGGGCTTTCTTTGATAAATCATATAAGATTCCACAGATTAAAAAAGACTTAAAGGATTATCCAAAGTTTTTAGATTGGGTTCTATCAACAGATAAAATGGATCATGCTAAGCTACAGAAAAAACACATTAGAGATTGGGAAGTTCTTTTCTTTGAGCTGGGCGCTGAAGTGTTAAAGAATATGAAAGATTTTATTGCTGCTAATCCTGATAAGGCTGTTCAAAAAATGAAAAAGGATTTGAATACAGCAATTAAACAAATAAAGAATGCAAAAGATCCAAAACAAATGGGGTTACTAAAAACTCAATTAGATAGATTACAAGCATTAGGTGGATTTAAAGCTATCGTTCCGAGCGAAGGTATTACTTTTGTGTTCAAAGGAAAGGTTTACAAATACACAGGCGCATTTGCACCTGTTAATCAGATATTAGGAATATTAAAGTTTACGAGGTAAGTATGGGGTATAGTAAAGAAACAGAAAGACAAAATAAAGCATTAGGTGACTTATTAGCCGGTAGAGAGCCAGAAAAAAGAGTAATGGTTGGTTATAAAGGAAAGAAAGAGAAGAGCGGTGACAAAGTAAGTAGGCTTTCAGAGGCGATGAAAGAAGCTAGGATGCCAATGTTCTGTCCTGAATGTGATAAGGTGATGAAGAAAAGATTAGATAATAAGTTTTGGAGCATGATGGGGCATTGTTTTAATTGTCAACTCCAAATTGAAAATAAACTTAGAATAAGCGGTGAATACGAAGAATGGGCTAATGAAAAGATTAAACAAAACAAAATATCTTTTCTTAAAGATCAAATACAGGCAATTGAAGAATGGAGAGATATGAAAGCTCCAGAATTTTTTAACAATGTTGGCGTAAATCATCCGGAATTGCAAAAAGAAAAATGGGGCGGTGATATGACTCAATTGAATACTATGGCTGAAGAGGCATTAGAAGAATACACAAAGACTTTAAATAAACTGGAGAAATCATAATGAAAATATGGAAATTAGTGCTTGGCTTTTTTGGTATTGTCGGTGGTCTTTTTGCAGCTAAAGCTGTTAAGAGTAAAGAGATAAAAGAGCTTGAAAAGGTTATTAAAGAAAATAAAAAAGAAGAAGTAAAAGTAGAAAAAGAAATTAAAAAATTAGAAAAAGAAAAGAAAGTTTCTAAAAAGGAAATTGGAAATTTAAAAAGAAAATTAACCAATAGCAAAAAGAAAACTCAAAAAATGCAGGAAGCTTACGACAATGATGAGGTTGAATCAGCTGAAGATTTTTTGAAGAAATTTGCTAACAAATAGGGAGAAATAAAATGGCAGAGCCAAATGGTCGCTTTACAAGTATTAGAAAAGTAAACGGAGGTCTTGCAGATTTTTCAAGCGGAAGTGGTGTATGGGATGGTGTGATAGTAAGTGGTAGTGGCGCACAATTAGATCAGACTATAACTTTGAGAGATGGTGGAACTCTTGTTGCAAAGGATTTAACAGTGGGAATAGTTCACGAGTTAGCTATTGCACAAGTTTCTAGCTCAGCAGCTACTTTAGGAACTGTATATGTCTTGAAGAGGAATGGATAATATGAAAGTATTAAAGTATTTTTTAATATTCTATTTTGCTCTATCAATGGTAGATGGGCAAGACATAAAGAAAGATGGTAAAATACCAAAGACATTTACTTACGATGAAGCTTTAGAAATGTTAAAAGCACGTGATGCTCAATGGGAAGATAAGTTAAGTAAAGCTGATGTATTAATAGAGTCTCAGAAAGTTGTTATTTCTGATAGTGAAGATTTAATACTAGAAATAGAAGAGGGTGCTAAAATAGAAGCTGTTTTATCTGCTGCTAAAAGTAGACAAATTAAATTGTTAAAGTCACGTGATGAAGCTAATGTTAAAATAATAAAAGCTCTTGAACCTAAATGGTATGAAAATCAATATCTGTGGATGGGAATAGGATTTATCATAGGAAAGATATAATGAAACCAGCCCCTTTAAAAGATGTCATAAAAAAAGAATACGTTAAGTGTGCTAAGGACCCTATATACTTTTTAAAAAAGTATTGTGTTGTCCAACATCCGATTAAAGGTAAAGTGCCGTTTCATCTTTGGCCATTTCAAGAAGAATCACTAAATACTTTTGAAGAACATAGATTTAATGTAATACTAAAAGCTAGACAATTAGGATTATCAACATTAACAGCTGGATATTCATTGTGGATGATGACTTTTCATCAAGATAAAAACATATTGGTGATTGCTACTAAGCAGGATACTGCTAAGAACTTAGTTACAAAAGTAAGAGTGATGCACGCTAATTTACCAAGCTGGTTGAAACAAAAATGCACGGAAGATAATAAACTATCTTTGAGGTATAGTAATGGTTCACAAGTAAAAGCTGTTTCAAGCGGTGAGGATAGTGGTCGTTCTGAGGCTTTGTCTCTTTTGATATTAGATGAGGCTGCTTTCATTGATAAGATTGAACCGATATGGGCAGCTGCTTCACAGACACTATCTACTGGTGGACAATGTATTGCACTTTCTACGCCAAATGGTATTGGTAATTGGTTTCATAAGACTTGGGTTGGTGCTGAAGATGGTTCAAATGATTGGAATACAATTAAACTTCATTGGAATTTACATCCCGAAAGAGATGACGAGTGGAGAGCTGAACAAGATAGATTGTTAGGTCCTTCATTAGCTGCTCAAGAATGTGATTGTGACTTTCTAACTTCTGGACAAACTGTTGTTGATGGTGTTATATTGGAAGAATATAAACAAGTCCATGCGCAAGATCCATTGGAAAAAAGAGGAATAGATAGTAACTTTTGGGTATGGCAGCCAGCAAACTATACAAAAGATTATATACTATGCGCTGATGTTAGTAGAGGAGATGGTTCTGATTATTCTGCATTTCACATTATGGATGTAGAAACAATGGAACAAGTCGCAGAGTATAAAGGTAAGATATCAACTAAAGATTTTGGTAACCTATTAGTGAACGCTGCAACAGAATATAACAATGCTTTACTAGTGGTTGAGAATAATAACATAGGTTGGGCTACACTACAACAATGTATTGATAGAGGTTATGAGAATTTATTTTATATGAGTAAAGATCTAAAATATGTTGACACAGAACATCAGATGAATAATCGATACAGAAGTCAAGATAGAAATATGGTAGCTGGATTTAGTATGACATCTAAAACTAGACCATTGGTTATTGCTAAGTTAGAAGAATATTTTAGAGAAAAGACAGTAATTGTTCGTTCTTACAGATTAATAGAAGAGCTTTTTGTATTTATATATAACAACAATAAAGCAGAAGCTATGCAGGGCTACAATGATGACTTGGTGATGAGCTTTGCTCTAACCCTTTGGATTAGAGATACAGCATTAAGACTTAGAAATGAAGGAATAGATTTACAGAGGAGAACTTTAAGCGGTGTTTCTTCTCAGATGATGCCGTCAAAACCATCAACTGAAACTAATAGTTGGGAAATGGAAATAGGACCCAATGGTGAAAAAGAAAACTTAGATTGGTTAATTAAATAAGGATAATATTATGGCTGACAAAGACATATTTTCAAGACTAAAACGATTATTTTCTACTAATACAATAGTAAGAAATATCGGCGGTAAAAAACTAAAAATAGTTGATACAGGACAACTACAATCAAATACTCAAACTAATTTGGTTGATAGATATCAAAAATTATATTCAAATATGATGCAAGGTGGTTACAGCGATCAATTATATGCTCAGCAATTACGACTAGGATTATTCAAAGACTATGAATCAATGGATTCTGATTCAATAGTTGCTTCTGCTTTGGATATCTACTCCGATGAATCAACAATGAAAAATGAGTATGGTAAGGTATTAGATATAAAAACAGATAATGCTCAGGTTTACGATGTATTGCACAACTTATTCTACGATGTTCTAAATATAGAATTTAATCTATGGCCTTGGATTCGTAATATGACCAAATACGGAGATTTCTTTTTACAGCTAGAGGTTTCTGATAAGTATGGTGTTACAAATGTGACTCCGATATCTGCATATGATGTGGCTAGATTGGAAGGGCATGATATAAAAAATCCACAGATGGTTCAGTTTATGCTAACTCCTCAGGGAGATAGTGCAAGACATTCAATGCAAAAGCAAGAAGCTCAAACACTTGAAAACTACGAAGTTGCACATTTTCGTTTATTATCAGATTCTAACTATGTTCCTTATGGTCGTTCTATGTTAGAAGCTGGAAGAAAGGTTTGGAAACAATTAACTCTTATGGAAGATGCTATGTTGATTCATAGGATTATGAGAGCTCCTGAAAAGAGAGTATTTAAGTTGGACATTGGAAACATCCCACCAGCAGAAGTTGACAATTACATGCAACAGGTAATAAATAAGATGAAGAAGGCTCCTGTTATCGATGAAAAAACAGGTGACTATAACCTTAGATACAATATACAGAACTTAACAGAGGATTTCTTTTTGCCAGTTCGTGGTGGAGATAGTGGGACTAATATTGAAAATATGGCTGGCTTAACCTATGAGGCTGTTGATGATATTGAATATCTAAAGAATAGATTACTTGCATCTTTAAGGGTGCCAAAGGCTTTCTTAGGATATGAGGAAGGATTAGGTTCTAAAGCTACATTAGCCGCTGAAGATGTTAGGTTTGCTAGAACAATCGAAAGAATACAGAGAATAGTTGTTAGTGAATTAACAAAGATTGCTGTAGTTCATCTATATGCACAGGGATTTAGAGATCAAGAGCTGGTAAATTTTGATTTAGGTTTAACAAATCCATCTACGATATATGAACAAGAGAAAGTAGAATTATGGAGTAGTAAAACATCTCTTGCTTCATCTATGTTACAAGATGGATTGGTATCTTCCGAATGGATTTACAAAAATATATTCAGTTTTTCTGATGAAGATATTAAGAAAAATGATGAGCAGATTATTTTTGACTATAAAACTAAGTTTAGGCGTTCACAAATAGAGGCAGAAGGTAACGATCCTGCTAAAAGTGGTGAAGCGACAGGCACTCCATCGGATATGGCTGCCGGTAGAACAGGTCATGAGTTAGATAATAATGGTGGTGCGCCGGAAGGTGGATTTGAAGGTGCTGGTCGTCCTAAAGAAGCTAATAAGTATGGTAAGGATAGCGGTGCGAGAGGAAGAGATCCGTTAGGAGCACATGATAAAAAGATGGCTTTTGGTGGTGTTGCTAAGGCTCACTATGAAAGTCTATACAAACATTTAGGTAATGGCGCTAAGTCACTATTATACGAATCAAATGAAGTGGAAGAGGAATATAAGGAAGAAGTTTCTTCACTTAATAATGATAAAAATTAATTAATCGTATATTTATATATGAAGAATTGTATAAATTGGAGTTTAATATGAGTTCACAGACAAAGCACTCGAAAATACGAAACACAGGTATATTGTTTGAATTATTAACACGTCAGATAACTGTAGATGTATTAAATAATAATAAAAACGCAGAGGCTGCTAATATTTTAAAAACTTTTTTTAATAAGAATACTCAATTAGGAAAAGAGTATGATTTGTATAAGGTATTAACTACTGAAAACTATAAATCAGAATCAAAGGCTAATCATTTAGTTGACGCTGTAGTAACAGCACATCAAAAGTTGAATAGCGCATCTCTGAGAAGAGAAAAGTATAATTTAATCAAAGAAATAAAAAAGAATTACGAAGTAAATGATTTTTTTATGGCTAGAATATCAAATTATAAGGTAAGTGCTTCCATCTATAAATTATTTGAAAATAACAATTCCGACAAACCAACTATTAAAACACAAAATCGTTTTACCATTGTAGAACACATCACAAGAAAGAATATTTCTACTAAAGTAAAAGAGAAAGAGCTTGTTGAAGGGTATAGAAAGCAAGAAAAAGATTTAAGATTGCTTGCTTATGGCATCTTAGTCGAAAAATTTAATAAAAAGTATAATTCTTTGAGCGGTGAACAGAAAAAGCTCCTAAAAGAATACATAAACAACATTTCTAACACTAATTCTCTTAAAGAATTCATAGAAACTGAAACTGTAAAGGTAAAGAAAAAACTCCAATCAATTCTACCTACAGTTGACGATAAAATCACTAAGATTAAGCTTAATGAAGCTGTTAATCAAGCAGATACGCTAATGAAAGGTAGAATAGTCGAAGATAAACAGGTGGTTACCCTTATGAGATATTATGAGTTAGTTAAGGAGCTAAAGAATGTCTAAAATGGATAAACTCAAAGAAATTATCAGAGAGTTAATCAAAAAAGAGCTTGGTGAGGCTAGCACTTCTGCTGCTACGCCAGGTTATCAGACACCATATGCATTTACTGGCAAATCTGCTAAAGGTAAGAAAAAGAAAAAGAAAATTTCCACCAATTCTACAGGATATGATGTAGTTAAGGAAGGCAAGTATCACAACTACAGAAATGATGAGTCAATGACTCCAAAGCAAAAAATTGGTCGTTCAATGAGAGAGGTGCGTGATGGTTTACAGCATTTAGAAGGACTTGTTAAGATGAACGTTAAGTTAAAAAATGAATTAAAAGTTAATTCACAGTCATATTGGAAAAATACACACAAGGCTTTAAATAAAATAAGTGAGAGGTTAGTTAAACTAGCGAATAAAGTAGGTCAGTTACAGTAACCGAGGTCACTATGCCGTTTGAAGATAAAAAGAAGTCCTATATGGACACTCTTTTTAGTATTTCTACATTGTTAAAACGATGGCAGATAGAGATACAAAGAAAGGATGTAACGAAGAATTATATGTTAAAGAGACTTGGTCAATGGATAGAACAATTGGAAAGTCTCAGAACCGAAATTATGATGGAGAAAGACTAATGAAAATACTAAAATCCTATAAAAGAATGATGGCGGAGTTTATCAATGAAGCTGATGTAGATGATGAAAAAATCATTAAATATAAAACCAAAGATGGTGAGCCTGGTGAAATGAAAGCCGGTTCTGCTAAAACTATGCCTAAAGATCATCCAGCCAAGATATCATATGATAAGATGCAGGACGATGGTGATGATAGTGAAAAGGATTCTGGTGGTAAATTAGGCGGTGGTGATTTTGATAGAGATGCAAATAGAGCAGCTGACGATGAGGCTGATGAAGATGAATATGATGATGATGAATATGATGAAGATGACGAAAAAAATGCATCAGAAAAAGAAAATGAAAAAATTGAAAATGAGTTGAATAGCATTGCAAAGGATAGAGGACTAACAGTTGGTTCAGAAGAGGCAAACCACGGTGGAGAGATTCATAATTTGATTGGTAAAGATGACGATCCCGATAACTATGTAGGATTTCATGCAGCTCCAAATTATGATAATGATGGAAATATGACTGATGGTGCTCAATATGCTATAGAATTAGGCGCAGGAAATGCTCCAATTTATTTCGACAGTAAAGAGGAAGGAGATGAAGCACTCAAAAAAGTGCTTGATGATGAACAAATAAAAAAAGCTATGAATGGTGAAGGTGATAAAACTGTATTTGATTTAAAAGGCGATATAGAATCCATTGTAAAGGGCGGCGATAAGAATGAAACCAAAGTTATTAATGGTGTAAAATATAAACCAATAAAGGAATCAAAGAAACATCCTCTAAAAGAAAATTATGATAGAATATTTAGGAGTAGAAAATGAAACAATTAATAGTAGATTATCTACCATTTGATATACAGGCCGATCAGATAACTGAGGCTATGAAAGAAAACAACGGAAAGTTAGTTGTTAAAGGTGTTTTGCAGAGAGCAGACACTAAGAATCAAAATGGAAGGGTTTATCCAAGAGAAATACTAATGCGTGAAGCTAAGAAGTATTTTGAAAACTTCATTGGACAGAAAAGGGCTATGGGCGAGTTAGACCATCCTGAATCTTCTGTTGTAAACCTATCCAACGTATCGCATAATATTACAGAGATGAATTGGAATGGTGACGATTTGATTGGAACAGTAGAAGTTCTTCCAACTCCAAGCGGTAACATCCTAAAAGAATTATTTAAATCGGGTATTAGATTGGGTATTAGTTCTCGTGGTATGGGTTCTGTTGAATCTGTAAATGAAAGTGGAGCTCAAGAAGTGCAAGATGATTTTGAACTAATTGCATTTGACTTCGTATCAAATCCATCTACGCATGGTGCTTTTATGTATCCAACCGGCGGAGTAAATGAGAATATAAGTCATTCTGCTGTTCGTGATACTAAGTATGGTAAGGTTGAAGCAGTAATTAACGATATAATGAGAGGCTAAATGCCATCTAAGTCCAAACAACAACAAAAGTTTATGGGTATTGTTAGGGCTATACAAAAGGGAGAAGCACCTGCTGGCAAATTTTCAAAAGCAGCTCAGAAGGCTGCTAAGTCTATGAAGAAGAGTAGTGTTAAAAAGTATGCTAAAACAAAACACGATGATTTACCAAAAAAAGTAAGTGAAAAAGTAAATTCTGAATTGAAGAAGATATATCAACTTCTTCTCAAATATGGAAATAGCGGAAAGGATGCTGCAGCTATGATTAAAAAGAATTTAAAGTATGTAAATAAAACATACAGGAATTCAACTCCGAGAAGTAAAGCTATAGCACTTGTAGGACTTTCTAGTTTAGGTGAGGCTGTTAAAAGAGACTATAAAGCAGAGTATAAGAAATTTCAATCTTCTACGAAGTCTAAAAAGTATAGGGCAGAATTAAATAAGTATAATCGTAAGAAAGGAACTTATGGAAACGGTGATGGTAAAGACGCTTCTCATAAGGGAGGAAAAATTGTGGGATTTGAAAAAGAATCAAAAAATAGAGGACGAGCTGAAAAAAGTCGTTTAAAGAAAGAGGGTAAGTTAAACGAAAATCCAGCAGCTATGGCAGCTGCGACAGCGATGACAAAAATTAAAATGAAAAATCCTAAAACAGGTAAGGATGTATCTGCAGCTAGTGCTTTAAAGAATAAAGATAATCCAAATCATAAGAAAGCTAAGAGTATATTTCAAAGATTAAAGGATAAGTTTTCTAAGAAGAAAAAAGAAGAACCAAAGAAACAATCTAAAGCAGATGCAGATTTTTATAAAAGGCAGTATGCTGGTGAATCTGTAAATGAAGCTAAAGATCCGGATGTGATAGCTCAAATAAGAGGTGTTCTAAAGAAAGGATACTCTAATGTAAAAGATCCTGTTTCTGGTAAAAAAATGAAAATGGATAGTTATACAGCATCTGCTATAACTCAAGTATATGACGCTATCAATGCATCAAATAAAAAGAAATTTTCTAAACTACCAATACTGAAAATGCAGAATATTGCTTTCAAAGTTATAAAGAAATAAATGATTAAGATAAAAGATATATTAGAAGATTTAGAATTAGGTAAAGTCTATACGGATAAAGATAGACCACCGTTCAAAGTAGAGTCTGTAAATGAAGCTGATGATCACGAAGGTAAGATGGCTAAGGCTCAATTAGAACGCTCTATGAAATATTCTAAGATGATTTACAAAATAATTGATAATGTAGGTAAAGATGGCGAGGTAGAAATACCGGCTTGGGTTCAATCTAAACTAACTAAATCTATGGACTATCTACAGAGTGTATATAATTACTTAGATGGTAAAGATGGTTTAGAAGATAAATTTCAGAAATAAAATTAGGAAAGTAGATATTTATATCTAAGGAGAATAATATTATGGCAAAGATTAAATTAAAAGATTTATTAAAAGAAGTATCTGCTGCTGGCGGAATGGTATCTCATAATCCTTGGTTAAAGGAAGATGATGATACACCACAAATTGATGTTAAAGAATTGGTTAGTAAGATTAATAATTTCAGTTCTTTAGGTGAAAATATTTATGGTAAAGGTAGTTTGAAGGAAGTCGCAGAATCACTATCATCGATTGCTGAAGGTGCTGCACAGCACACTTTATCTGAAGCCGATGATATGTTCGACAAAGTTACAATTAGTCGTAATATGAAAGAATTAAAAGGTCTTTCAGGACAATTTGGTAAAGTTGCTAAAGAAGCTAATTCCTTACAGGAAAGAATGAGCGGTTTGTATGAAGATATGGGGAATATTTTAAGTAGATATTACACAATTGGTGAAAAGCATGTTCCTGGTCATGACGACGAGGATAGTGAAGCTAATGAAGGTAAGGATATGTTATTCAGAGAAGGCGATGATTACAAACAATTTTTTAAGAAGGCTATGAAGAAGTTTGGTATCAGTTCTCCAAAAGATTTAAAGCCTGAAGATGAAAAAGATTTCTACGATTATGTTGATAGAAATTACAAAGCGAAAAACGAAGCAAAGGAGTATGGTATGTTAAAATTAAAAGACTTAATAAATGAGGGTTACAGGGAAGCAAAAGATGAGGGTGGTGTGAGACTTGCTCAGGCAATCCATAATAATGTTGATCATATATATGAGTTAGTGATTCAAGATGGTAAAGACCCTAAAGAGATAATGAGGGCTTTTGAAAAGCCACTTAAAAATTCTATTAAATTAGGTATAACACATAAATATAAACCACACCCAAAGGCTGATGGCGCAGCTGCTAAAATTAAAACATTCCAATCGGAACTTAAAAAATTTCAAAAAATAGCAGATGCTGTTGCTTCTAAACCATCAAAGGCTGCAATAAAAAGAATGAAAGATGCTTACAGAACTATTTGGAATCGTAAATTTGGTGCTGAAATAGCTTTAGGGGGTAAGTTGTATCATACTATAATAGAAACTATGAAT